ATGGCCGACGCCGTGAACGCGGCCTCTTGCATCTGCGCCTGGCTCGCGGTCGCCCAGTTGATGACGAGCGTCGCGGCCGGCGCCGTGGTCTGCAGCGACGCGAGGCAGGCGGCATCGGTGACGACGCCATAGGCCTCCAGGTAGATGCGCTCCAGCGCCGCGAGGTAGCTCGGGCTCGATCGGCGGATGAGCTGATAGGCCACATCCGAGCCGCCGGCGTAGGTCTTGATCGGCGTCGTGCCCTTCGTGATCGGCACGAGCACGCTCGTGACCTCGGTCTTCTGCGTGGCCTGCTCACCGACGATCGTGGAGAGCGCCGTCGCGAACACGGGCCACTCCACGGCCATGCCCTGGCCATCGAGCGATTCGCGGCCCCAGGCCTCGATCGCCGGGCGGCTGCGCCGGAAGATGCCCTTCACATCCTGGATGACGCCCGGCGTCATGACGCCGGGACTGCCGCTCGCGATCTGATCGGCCAGGGCGCGCACGAGCACGTCGCGCAGCTCGCCGCGCGTCAGCGCGGCCTGCGCGAGCGCGCCGAGATTGGGCATGTCGCGCAGCTGCGCCCACGTGTCCTCCGTGGTCTGCAGGGCGCTGCGCTCGGCGATGCGCCGGCCGAGCTCGCCGACCTCGCGATGCACGATGCCCTGCACGGCCGCGATGGTGACGGGCTCGGGCTCGGGCTCGGGCTCGGGCGGCGTCGGCGTCGGCGTCGGCGTGGGCGCCGGCGGCGCGGGCGTCTCGGAGAGCGTCATCGTTCGATCCTCCATGTCTCGCAGGCTGAGCCGGGCGCCCAGATGCGCCGGCTTGTAGCTCGCCGCGACGGCCACGAGCCGCGCGATCATCCGATGCAGCGTGACGCCGGCCGCGCTGCGACTCGTGCGCCCAGGCGCGAACTCCATCGACGCGCCGTCGATCCCGGCGAGCTGCCGTTCACGCCAGCTCGCGGCCGCCGGGCTCGCGAACAGGCGCCCGTCGAGCACGAGCCCGATATCGTCCTCGGATGCGCGCAGCACGCCGATGACCTCGCCCTCGTGGCGATCGAGGAACGGGATCGGCCGCTCGCCCTGCGCCGCGATGGCGTCGCGGAACGATCCGGGCGTGAACGCTTCGGCGCCCCATTCCGTGCCCTCGGCGACCTCGCCCCAGCGCACGCCGTAGCCATGCACCGCGTCGCCGTCGTCGCGCAGCCCCAGGCGCGCCAGCTCGATGCGGTGAGTCATGCGGCGACCTCCACGGCTGGCGCCGGCTGCGGCGCCGGCGCGGCCTCGACGGGCGCCAGGCCTTCGGCATCGCGCACCTCGGCGATGCTCATGGCGCCGATCCGCGTCATCGTCTCGTAGTAGCTCGCCCGCGCGCCCGGCGACGGGCGCGACAGATGATCGAGCGCCAGGTCGACGTGGCGGCCGCTCACGTAGTCCGCCGGCAGCGCCTCGCTGAGCACGTCAGCGATGGCCTGCGCGTAGGGCTCCAGCGTATAGCTCACGAGATACGAACCGGCATCGGCGACGGTCTGGTAGACCATCGTGCCCGAGAGCACGGGCGCATTGACGAACGTCGGCGGCACGCCCCAGTAGCGCGCCAGCGACGCCACGAGCGACGCGCGCTGATCGGCCGTCGTGCCCTGCGCCTCGGCGATGTCGACGCCGAATCCCTTCACGTCGAATCCCTTGCCCAGCACGAGCGGATACGACGGCCCGGCCTCGCGCGCCTCGCGATAGGCCGTGCGGGCGTCGGCGCCCTGCGAACCGAACAGCTCCTGATCGGTGCGCAGCAGCGTCAGCGGCGCGCCGCCGTTCTGCCAGAAGTCGAGCGAGTAGGCGTCCATGCTGCCGGCCTCGGCGATGAGGTCGCGCGCGAGCTTGATCACGGCCGACTCGGCGGCGCCCAGCGACGGCCACACGGTGCGCCGCACGATGCGCCAGTCGGCCTCGTTCACGGGCCGGCCGTCGTACATCAGGCCGCGGGTCGGATCGGTGCGCAGCTTCGCCGGCGAGCGCGGCACGAGCGACATGGGCACGCCCTCCGAATCGTCGCCGCCCACGGCTTCGAGCGGGCAGAACGAGTAGAGCGCCATCGCCGCCGCGACGGCCCACAGCCACTCCCGGCGTGTCATGCCGGCGGCCGGCCGGCGCACGATGCGCGACGCCGGGATCGTGAGGTTGCCGCGCCGCTCCGACCAGACCGCCGAGCTGACGCCATCGGCGATGATCCGGCAGCACGCGTACACCGTGTCGACGGCCAGCGCGATCGTCTCGGTCACGGTCGACGGCCCGAACGTCGCGCCCGTCGGATGCCCGAGCCCGCCGCCGATCAGCTCATGGCGTGCCGTGACCTCGGCGACCTCGGAGCGCCGAGCGGCACGATCGCGATGCTTGCGCTTGCCCACGATCCCTGCTCATGTCCGCTCGGCCGCGTGCATCATGACGCCCAGGGCGCGAGGCATGCAAACGGTGCTCGGCTGCTAGACCTCGCGCCCTTCCCTGGCTCAGAACACTTGCAGCGTGGGCAGCAGCTCGGGCCGCGTCACGCCGAGCACGGCGAGCGATGCCGCGATCAGGGCATCGATAGGCGCCAGCGATGCGCGCCGCGACCAGCGCCAGCCCTCGCCCGTGGGCACGCGGACGGCCGAGTGGATGTGCAGCGGCAGCACGGGATCGCCCGAATGCGTCAGCTCGCCGCCCATGACCAGGGCGTCGAGATGCATCGCGGCCTGCGCGATCATGGCGCGATTGGCGCGCGTCGTGCGCCACGAGCGATCCGCGGCGATGCCCTCGATGTGCGGCGCCAGGGCGCCGGCGGCGTCATACAGCACGGTCATGGGCTGCCATCGCTCGATGGCCTCGCCGAGCAGCTGCAGCGCCTCGCCCGGCGGCACGCTGCCGCGCGCGCCAGCCACGGCCTCGCCCGCGATGGCGACATGCGGCAGGCCCGTCTCGCGCGCCTGGCCGCAGACCGCGATGGTCACGCGCGACCACGAGCCCGGCGCGTCGACGGCCAGCACGACTTGCCCGCCGTCGCGGCCGCCCACGAGCCCGACGCCGGGCCGCGCGCAGGCCGCCCAGGCCGCGAGCACGATGCCCGGATCGATCGAGCCCTCGGCCCAGATGTTGAGCCGTTCGCGGCGCCAGGCCTCGCGCGTCATCGATGCGCGCTCGAACGCGATCGCCTCGGGCGTCATGAGCTGGCGCAGGGACGGATTGGCGGCCGCGATGGCGCGCGGATCGTCGTCGGGCGCGTCCTCATCGGCGCCGTACCAGGTCATGCCCAGCGGCCCCGGCTCGTGGCTCACGACGGCATGGACGCCGCGCTCATACCAGCTGCGCAACAGGCGCGCCTCGGCGCCGCCGGCCGTGGACATGGCGAGCACGAGCCCGGCGGGCCGCGTCGCGAGCGTGGGCACGAGCGCCTCCCACACGAGCGCCGTCTTGTGCGTGGCCACCTCATCGAACACGCCCACGTCCAGCGTGAGCCCGCGCACCTGGCTGCGCGCCTCGCGACTCGTCACCTGATACCAGCAGCCGGCCGGCCCGCGGATGCCCTGCGCGAGCGTCGCGTACACGCCGGGCAGGCCCTCCACATCGGCGAGCACGTCCTGATAGAGCCGCAGCGCCTGCACGCGGTCATACGCCAGGCCGAGACAGGCGCGCCACAACGGCGAGCGGCCGGCCACGATCCAGTCCAGCAGCGCCCGCGCCGCCGTGCTCTTGCCGTTCTGCCGCGCGCAGCTCACGAGATAGAGCCGGTGCGCCATGCGCGCGCCCGCCGCATCGCAGGCTAGGGCGTGATCGAGCGCGGCGCCCTGCCAGGGGTACAGCTGCACGCCCAGCTTGGCCTTGATCCAGCGATCGACGATGCGGCCGTAGGTGTGCGTCGCCCAGGCGGGCAAGGGTGTCTGCCAGCGCGGCGGCGGCACGCCGCGCCGGCGCGTCAGCTTGGCCGGGCGGACCTTCGGCAGCGCCTCGTGCCGGCCCTCCACGAGCGCCACGAGCGAGCGGGCGCGCGACACGCGCGAGCGCCGTGGCAGCTCGAGCTGGCCGGGCGCGGCCGGGCCGCGTCGGCGCCGCTCGGCGCTCATCGGCCGTCGTCGGGCGGGAGGGCCCAGATAGTGGGAGATGCGGCGAAGCTGGCGTTTCGCCGGGCATGTCCCGATCCTAGAACCACCCCCCGGTCGCGACGTGAGCGCATGCTTGGCGGCGTGGACATCAGCGACGCCGGCCGCTACGTGATCGGATCGCTCGCGCTCATCGTCGCTGGCTTCGCGCTCGGCTCGCTCTCACGCGTCGGCGTGTCGAGCGATGGCGCCATCGCTATCCTCGGCGGCGCCGCCACGCTGCTCGTGCTCGCCGGGCTGTATCGGCGTCGCGATCGCTGACGGAGGCGGGGCGGGCACGGCCAGGCCGGCGCCCTTCGCGAGATTGCAGCGCACGTGAGCCGGCGCCAGGTTGGCGAGCGCGTCCGTGCCGCCGAGCGCGCGCGGTAGGCGATGGTCGACGTGCATGTCCCGGCGCGTCAGGATGGGCCGCCCGCAGAGCCAGCACGGCATGCCGGGCTGCCACAACAGCTCACGGATGAGCGAGACGCGCTCGCCGCCCCAGCTCACGGATGCCGGCCGCTGACGGGCGCTCGGCGCCCGGATGGGTCCTGACGCCGCCGTATCACGGCGCCCGCTCAGCGGCCGGATTCGGCGCCGCCGTGCGAGCCCCAGCATCGCCGCGCGGCGTCATGTGGTCCGGGGCCTGACGCACGCGCCCTCGGTCGCCGACCAGCTCCACGATGAGCGCGTCATATCCATCGGGCGTGACGATGCGCCCGCCGCCCTCGCCCAGCGCGTGCGTGAACGCGGCGAGCCAGGCCCATTGCCCAGGCCGCAGCCGCCCGCCGGGCACCTTGCACTCGATGGCCACGACGTGACCGCGCTCAGGATGCACGGCGATGATGTCCGGGAATCCGGGCGTGCCCATCGTCAGCGCGCGATCGCTGCGCCGGACGTGATGCCAGAGCCAGCCGCCGGCCTGCAGCGCGCCCGTCACGCCCTCTAGCAGCTCGTCCTCGGTCATCGGCGCAGCTCCGACACGATGATCCACCCGGCGAGCACGAGCATCGAGAGCAGGCACCACGCGATGAGCACAGTGATCAGGGTCTGCTCGGGCGTCATTGCGCGCGGCCGCGGCGGAAGTCGGATCGTCGCGGGCAAGTCGCGAAGTGACTGGTCCCGTCGGGATCGTGCGGTGATCGCTTCCCGGTCGGCGTGATCCACCACACGATCGGCGCGCCGCAGCCTCGGCACGTCCCGCGGTCGCTGAACACGTAGGCGTCGCGCGGCGGATCCGGGATCATGTCTCTTCCTCCCGATTCCATTCCAGCTGCAGCTGCTCGGTCAGGCCCGCGCGCGCCATGCGGTCCCGGAAGGTCCCGGGGCGGTCGCGTGTCGTGGGGTAGGGGGGGGGTTTTTCGTCGACCTCCCAGGCCGACGGCGGGTAGTCCTCCGTGACCTCGGCGCGTTCCAGGCCGCCATGCGCCCGTATCAGCTGATCCTCGGTCAGCGTCGCGGCGGGATCGGTCATCTCGGCATCCATGCCGCGCAGCCGCAGCGATGGCGGCCGCGATGGCCGGCCCGCAGCTCACAGAGATGGCCGCGGTCGCCGCGGTCCACGCGGCTCGCGGTCCATCCGAATCCGCAGACGGTGCCGGCTGGCGTGGCCCTTCTCTGAGGAGCGCCCTTCATACGCTCTCTCGGCGGGGCCAGCGTCGCGTCAGCGCGCCCGCCGAGAGCGTACGGGGCGCTCCGAATCTCTCGGTCCGTGCTGGACGCAACGGGACGCATCGGGACATGAGCGCCTGATGACTTATCCACAATCTTCACCCAGGGCATGCGACTTACCCACCATCTCGGGCGGCTGTGGATAACCTGTGGATAACTCACGCCTGCTCATCGCGCCAGCGGGCCACCAACGCATCCACGCTGTCGGTCGGGATACGGCGCGTGCGCCCGATCTTCACGCTCTCCAGCTCGCCCCGTCCCATGAGTAGGTACAGCCGCGATCGGCTGATGCCTAGTCGCCGTGCGGCCTCCTCGGATGTCAGCAGCGCCGGCTCGATCGCTGCCGCGGTCGTCTGTCGATCCATGGCCCTCCACTCCTCCTTGTCCCGTCGTGGGGCAGGGGAGCATCGGCCTGCGCGACATCAGCGCGCAACGTCCTGCCCGGTATGACCGGACGTAACGGGACGCGACGGGACACGCTACACTCGCGCGCGGTAGCCCTACTAGGAACGCACAGCAGCGCATTCCTGGGGGACCGTCCGCTGTCACGGACGGCCAGGGCGACCGACCTCGGAGGATCGAGATATGACCTCGACTCGAACGCGATCCCGTCGCAATGGCGAGGGTACGCGGCCCCGCGAGCTACGCCCTGGGGTGTGGCAGGCGCGCTTCCACGACGCGGCCGGCGTCCGCCGATCGGTCTACGGGACGAGCCCCGACGAATGCGCCGCGAAGCTCCGCGGCGCCCTGGCCGATCGGGACCGCGGGCTGCCGCACATCGAAGGTCAGTACACGGTGCGGACCTGGCTGGCCGATTGGCTGCCGCGGAAGATCGAGCGCGACCAGCTGGCGCCGCGGACCGCGAAGCGATACCGGCAGTTCGCGGGCTACTGGTCCGCGGACGCGATCGGCTCGCGGCGCCTGGCGCAGCTGGACGCTGCCCACATCGAAGCCGCCCTAGACCGCTGGGCCGTGAGGGGCCGCAGCACCATCGTCCGGCGCCAGGGCCTGATCCTGCTCGGCGCCGCCCTCGATGAAGCGGCGCGGAGGGGTTACGCGGCGCGGAACGTCGCGAAGCTCCTGCGCCTGCCGAAGTACCAGGCGCCCAGGATCGACCCGCCGACCGCGGATGACGTGGCCAGGCTGCGCCCGCTGATCGCTGCGCATCCACGCCGGGAAGCGTTGTGGCTGCTGGCCCTGGACGCTGGACTGCGCCAGGGCGAAATCCTCGGGCTCCGCTGGGCCGATGTGGACCTGGGCGCCGGGATCGTAACGGTCCGCGCATCGCTCGGCCCTGGCAAGCGGCTCGGGCCGACGAAATCCGCCGCCGGCACGCGCCGCCTACCGCTGCCCGCGACGACGGTCGCGGCCCTACGCCGGCATCGGGACCGCGCCGTGGCGATCGGGCTGCGCCCGCACCCGACCGCGTTCGTGTTCGCGCGCGATGACGGGAAGCCGTACGGCGCCCAGGTGATCCGTGACGACTGGCATGCCGTGTGCGACGACGCCGGGGTCCGGCGCTTCCGCTTCCACGATCTCCGACACACCGCCGCGACGGCGCTCCTGGCGCGCTTCCCGATGCAGCTGGTCAGCCGCTACATGGGCCACAGCACGATCGGGATCACCGTGGACACGTACGGGCACCTCGACTTGGCGCAGCTGTCCTGGGGCGCCGACGTGGCGCCTGCCCAGGACGATTCGACGCCGGCGGTGGTGTAGCCCTACTGTCCCGCTATGTCCCGCTGCGTAGGGCTACACCGTAGGGCTACACGGGCCGTCCAGGGCCGATTTCGTGCGTGACGCGCCGGATGGTGGGGCCTTCTTCTGGTAGCCCCCAGGGGGGTCCCGTAGCGTCCCATCGTGCGTGGAATGACGGTCTATCATCCCGTTACGTCCCGTCATGTCCCGCCCCGTAGGGCTACACCGTAGGGCTACTCCTTGACCGACCGACCCGCCACTCGTGCCGCGCTGATCGCTGCCGCGCGCGCCATCTCGGCGCAGCTCGCGCAGCTGGCGGACGCGCTCGCCGCCGACGCCCCAGCAGAAACGGATCATGCTGCGCCGCTGTTCTATCAGCCGGACGATGCCGCGCGGCGCCTGGGCCTGAGCCGGACCGCTCTCTATGACGACGATCCGGCCGGGGGGATCGCTCTATGTGGTGAGGCCGTCCTCGGGCTCGGCGTCGGCGTCGGCGGCCGGATCGACCACGGCCAGCCGGATCGTCTCGGCGACCTCGGCGAGCTGCGCCGCGGCCTCCGGGTGATCCTCGGCGTAGCCCAGGATGGCGGCGCCGGCCTCGGCTGCCGCGATGGCCACGGCCGCGCAGGGATCGGGCGGCTCGGGCTCGGGATCGGGCTCATCGGGCTCCACCTTCGGCGACGTGAGCAGGAACACGCCCGCGATGCGCTCGGCCTTGCCATGGACGGCCTTGCCGTAGGCGTAGGCCGCGTCGCGGACCTTCGGCGCCGCGATCCAGACCGGCCCCTTCGGGCAGCCGCTGTAGCGGCCATCGTTGAGCGAGTCATAGACGCGCACCTTCCACTCGCCGTCCCGCTTATCCCAGGCCGAGAGCAGGATCGAATGCCAGCCGTCGAACGATTCCGAGCCCGTGAGGTTGGGCGCCGAGCGGCGCAGCATGCCGTAGTCCACGCCCAGCACGACGCCGCGCTTCTCCTGCAGGCTGGCCTTCACGGTGTCCCACGTGCCATCGCCGCCGCCATCCGTCTCGCGCCGGCATTTCAGCGTCGTGTACACGCCCTCCAGCTCGTCGGGCGTGTCGTATGACTTGATCGCGCGCTCGATGTCCCACATATTCGTGCCGCCTGAGGGCACGTCCATGCGGTTGCGGATGTGGTCGCGCTTGGGTTGCTTGACGCCGCGCGTCGCCATGTCGATCCCGACCGCGCAGGCGATGACGCCGCAGTCGTAACTCTCGGTCGCGCTGCCGTCCAGCTGCGCCTTGTGGATCGGCTGATAGCCCTCGCCCATCGGATCACCTCCGCGTCACGCGACGCCCCAATCGCGGCCCAGGCGCACGAGCCGGATATGCGACACGCCGAACTGCCCGCCGGCGCCGGTCGGCAGCGCGCCCACGCACCTGATTTGCTCGCCCGCGATGAGCTTGTCTATGACGGTCTGCCAGGGGCTGACGTAGTTGGCGGGCGCATACGCGCTCACGCTGTACGTGCGCGGCGCCACGCCGATGCGCATGTCACCCTGCACGATGACGTTCGCGCCGGCGCCCGGATGGATCGACCAGCGCGCCATGATGAGATAGAGCCCGTCGCCATCGGCCGGGCATTGCAGGAAGGCCGAGCCCGCGCCGCCCACGAGCCAGCCGCCCGGATCGTTCGTGGCATTCCAGCCGATGGCCACGTTGTAGGCCGCGGCCGCGGCCCCGACCCAGGCGCCCGCGGAGGGCAGGAACGCCTGATCGTGGACCTCCTGGCCCCAGGAGGATTCGACCGGGCCGCCGGTCGTCGGGCGTGTCGGTGTCGGCATCGTCGTGATCCTCCCGCTAGGCCGGTATCAGGGCCTCGATCGTCAGCGTGGGCCGGCTCGCCGCGGGCGCGTCGTCCGTGCTGATGGCCGCGGCGTAGCTCGGGTCGGCATCGTTCTGCGACCAGACCGCGAACCCGTGGAGCGGCTGCCCGTGCCCGCCGCCCGAGATGGGCACCCAATGGCGCACTACGTCGGTGACATCGAGGTCGATGGCCACGCTGCCGCCCTGCGGCACGTCGCGCTCCTGCTCGCCGGTCGCCGTCGATCCCGGCCCCGGCCACACGACGGCATTCGCCGCGCTGGGCGTCGACGCCGTGCCCTCCGCGAACGGCCCCGAGAGCCGGCGGATCCGGATGCGCGGCCGCGTGGCGTCGGGCAGCGGCCCCGTCCAGAGCGTCGACGGCGAGCCCCAGTCGGCCGCAGCATCGCCCCACGTCGACGCCGGCCCCACGGGCGCCAGGCTGGGCGGCGTCCATAGGCGCAGCGTGGCGCGCTGCAGCGCGAGCACGTCCGCGAGCTCGGGCGCGGCGCCCGGCGTGAATCCCATGAGCAGGCGCGAGCGGTCGGCGCCCGTGAGCGTGCCCACGAGCGCCGCGGCCTCGGCGCCGGCGCCCTTGGGCGTGATGCCGTCCGTGACGATGCGCGCCACCTGATCGAACGTGGCCACGCGCGTGACGGTCTGCGCCGGCGGCATCGGATCGGGCGGCTCGGGCTCGGGCAGCGGCACGGCCGCCCATTCGGTATCGCTCATGTAGGCCACGGCGTCGACCGTCCAGCCATCGGGCGTGACCTTCGCGCCGCGCGCCACGAGCCGGCCGTCGACCGAGAGCGGCGGGTCGACGGCATCGCCGCGCAGGCGCACGTTCGCGACCATCGGCGCCGTGAACAGGCGCGCCAGCTGCGCCGGCCCCTCATCGAGCGTGGGCCAGGCCTGCTCGGGCGTCCATTGCAGCGACGCCCAGGCGCGATCGGCGATGACGGCCTCGGCCCAGGCCGCGGCCGCGGGAATGCGCCGCCCCGTGCGGTCCAGCTCGCGCACGCCATAGCGCGCCTGCGATGCCATGTCCTCGCGCGTCACGACGACGCCGGCCTGATCCTTCGCGAGCACGCGATTGACGATGGCGTCGCCCGACGTGGCGGTCATGGCGCCCAATAGCGGGATGCCGCCGCAGCCGAGCGTGACGCCCGGATCGCGGCCCTCGGCGTGCGGCCGGAACCGGATGACGCCCAGGGCGTCGACCCAGGCCATGTTGAGCACGTCGCGCGCGGCCTCGGCGATGAGCTGCCAGGCAGCCTGAGGATCGGTGGGCACGGGATCGGCGGCGCCGATCAGCTCGTCGCCGGCGGGCGGGTCGGGCTCCACGGACAGGTACGCGATGCCGAGCTGGCCGAGCACGTAGCGCGCCAGCTCGCGCAGATGATCCACCGACGCCGCGGGCTGCGGCACGCGGAGCGAGCTGAGCAGGCCCACGGCATCCATGCCGCGCAGCCGCGCCAGCCCGGACACGGGCTCGTGCGCGCAGCTGTCGATGATGCCCAGCCCGAGCAGGCCGGTCGACCATCCGAATCGCAACAGCTTGCCCGGCTGCACGTAGCGGCCCAGGTACGCGTACGGGTTGGCGGGATCGAGCGAGCGATCGGGGTCGTACAGCTCGACGGTCCATGAGCCGGGCGCCGCCGTCGTCAGGCAGCCGGCGGCCCGGTCGGCGCCATCGGTCCAGTCGAGCCCGCGCACGGCGCAGAGGATCGATTGCCAGCCCTCCACGGTCCAGTCGTCGGCGCCGTCCCAGGCCGAGCCGTCCCACACGGCGCGGCCCGGCGGGAAGGCGTAGATATCGACGGCCGCCACGTCCGCGCCCAGGCGCCTCATGCCGTCCTGCCCAGGTCGGCCGGGAAGATGCCCGCCCGGCGATAGTGCGTGCGCAGCGCCCGGATGACGGTGCGCTCGATGGTCATCGGATCGCCGATGACGTTGATCGTCACGTTGCCGGCGCGGCCGCCCGCGCTGCGCGGCGTGGCGCCGAACGCGGCCGCCGATGGCGCCTCGGCCGAGCCCGCCGCCGGCGCCGACCACAGGTCGGGCAGGGCGTCCGTGATGCCGCCGCCGATATCGCCCACGATGCCGCCCACGTCGGGGATGAAGTTGATCTGGTCGATGAGGTCGCCGATGGCCTTGATCGCGTCCTGCGCCGACTTGACGATGCCGCCGATGAACCCGGCCACCTGGGCCGCGATATCGCCGAGCGTCTTGAACGCGTCGCCGAGCGTGCGCACGAGGTCGGTCAGCGGCGGGATGACGCGATCGAGCAGATTCGTGAGCATGCCCTGCACGGGCGCGAGCGCCGGCAGCACGGTGCCCGTGATGAAGTCGGCCAGCGCGACCCATGAATCCACGAGCGTGCCGAGCACTTGCACGAGCCCGTGGATCATCGGCGTGAGCACGGGCAGGACGGCCTCGATCAGCTCGGCCAGCTTGTTGATGAGCGGCACGAGCGCGGGCAGCAGGGCGTCAAGGATGGGCAGGAATGCCGAGCCCAGCGTCTCGGTCAGCTCGCCGAACGCGTCCGATGTGCGCAGCGCCTGGCCCTCGGATGACGCCGCGAACGCGTCCGCGGCGCCGGCGGCCTGCGTCTGCGCGGCCGCGAGGATATCGGTCGCATCCTTCGATGCCGTGAGCCCCGGCATGAGCGCCGAGAGCGCGCGCCCGTTGCCCTGCTGCGCCTTCGCGACGGCATCGGCGGCCGTGGCCAGGTCGACGTTCGCCGCGCGCGCGATGTCCTGCGTCGTCGCCAGGAGCGCGGTCGCGGCGTCGACATCCTTCGTCGCCGTCACGAGCGTGCCCAGGGCGTCGCGCGTCTCGCTGTCCGTGAATGCGCGCTGCTGCCCGGCCGTGATGGCGGCCTCGGTCGCGGCCGTGTAGTCCTCGGTCGATCCGGTCGCGTTGCGGATGGCCAGCGCGAGCTTGTTGGCCTCGTCACGGTCCGCCGCGGCCGCGGCCGTCATCTCGGCGATGGCGGACACGGCGATGCCGGCCACGCCCGCGAACGCGGCCACCTTGGCGATGCCGCCCACGCTGAGCTGCTGCCCGAAGACGTTGATCCCGCCCGTGGCCTTGCCGAGCGCGCTATCGAGCCCCGACGTGTCGCCGACGATCTGGACGGTGAGCACGTCAGCGCCGCCGCTTGCGCTTGCGGCCGCCCAGACCGCGCAGCTCGGCCAGGATGCCCAGCTCGGCGAGCGTGAGCTGCCGCGCCTCGGCGACCGGCCAGCCCGTCAGCATGACCGCGAGCATCACGAGCTGCGTCCGCTGACGACGGGCCGAGCGGCCGAGCGCGGCGCGGTAGGGTCCAGCGTGGCGTCCGCCACCTCCCCGATGACCTCGATGCGGCCGGCCAATACCTGATCGAGCGTCAGCTCGGGCTCGCCGTGGCGCGCCATGACCCAGGCCACGGCCGCGAGCGCGCGCAGCCGGCGCGTGCCGGCGTGCGTGTCGCGCAGCAGCTGCGTCAGGTCATCGGGTGAGATATCGATGGCCTCGCAGACATCGATGAGATCGCCGATCGAGAACGATTCCGCCGTCAGCTCGCCGGTGCGCAGCGTGAACACGCGCATGCCTACAGTCCCTCCCGGTCGCCCTGCGCATCGATGGCCTCGCCCATGATCGTCTCCACCTCGCCCAGCCGATCCGTGAACGCGCGCGCGATGCGCCGCTGCGCGGGCATGCGCACCGTGCCGTACTCCACGAACGGCCCGTAGACGACATGCGTCACGACGGCGCCGCCGGCGCCCTGGTAGCTCGAGCTGAGCAGGCCCGTGCGATCAGGCCCGATGAGCGCCGCCGCGCCGGCGATCAGCTCGGCGGCGCGATCGAGCGTGTCGCCCGCGTTCGCGGCCGCGACGCTCGCGGCGATGGCGGCCTCCGTCTCGGGGATGCCGAGCACGACGACACGGCCGGCCATTCACGCATACGCCGGCTCGGCCGGCGCCTCGGCCACGGCCGGCGCCTCGGCCACGGCCGCGAGCAGGGCGCCGCCCTCCTCGATCGTGGGCTTGGCCATGCAGGGCAGCTCGACCTCTAGGCCCGCGTACTCGTTGATCACGCCGCCGTAGTCGCCGGCCACGAGCCGCACGACGCCGCTCATGGCGGGCTGCGCGGCCGATGGCGCCGCGGCCTCGCCGTGGGCCTGCAGCGTGAACGTCGCCTCCTCGCCCTCGTGATCCCAGAGGAATCGCGCCAGCCCCAGGACACCGCTCGCGTCGGCCCAGTCCTGCACGCCCACGAGCATGAGCGAATAGCTCGACTTGCCGACCTCCGAGAACGATCCGCCCGAGCAGAGCGTCGCGATATCGACGCGATCGCCGGGCGTCACTTGCACGCGCGCCTCGGTCACGTGACATTGATATTCGCCGGGCGTGCCGGCGCCGACCACGAGCGTGAATAGAACGTCCTTCATGAACAGCGGCGTAGCGGGCACGGCAGCCATCGGATCGACCTCCTGATCTACGTATCGATGACGCGGGATGTAGCGACGCGGACGGACGTGTAGAGCTGCCCGCCGGCCTCGGTCCGGCCGGGCCGATGCACGAGCGGATACGTCCAGGCCGTCAGGCCCCGGATGACGCCGGCGAGCGCGAGCGCCATGGCCTCCAGGTCGGCCATGACGATCGGATCGGATGCGCCGCCCACGAGCCCGACGCATTCCAGCGTCAGGCTGTAGCGACCGGCGCCCAGCTGCGCCGGCGCTAGCCAGGGCTCGCCGCCGACGATGACGACGGCCGGCAGCGCGGCCATGCCGCCCGACGGCTGCGCCACGCGCAGGCCCGCGGCCGCGACGGCGGCCTCCAGCTCGGCGCGCGCCTCCGTGATGGTCACGCGAACCCGCCCACGAGCGACGCGTAGCGGTCGATCTGCGGCCCGATGGCGTCGAGATAGTCACGCGCGACGCGGATGGCCGAACCCTGCAGGTCGACGTAGCCCGTGATGCCCCAGGGCGCCTCGCGCCGCTTATAGGCCTCGGTCCCGGCGATGAGCGCGGCCGCCGTCAGCTCGCCGAGCGCCCCATCGGGCAGCGGATCGGCCGCGGCGCGCAGCTGCCGATTGATCCCTTCGGTGACGGCCGTCGCGCAGGCCGCGGCCCAGGCCGTATCGGTGGGCGTGGGCGCGACGTTCCCGACGTGCGCCAGGATGGCCGCGCCCGTGACCCAGACCGTGAGCGCCACGCGCTCAGGCCGCCTTCGTCTTGACGATGCCCGCCGGGATGTAGGCCGCGGGCGCGCCCATGCCCCAGACAGCCACGTTCTGCCCCAGCTTGGCCACGTCCTCATCGGCCACGAGGAACGGCCCGTCCTCGTGCCAGCTGGCCGCGAGATCGTTGGAGAAGATCGCCGTCCCGGCCGCGACGGAGGGGTGATAGAGCACGTCGAGCCCGGAGAGCGTCGGGCGCAGCGTCGCGGCCGATGCCGTGCCCGCGGCATTGAACACGGGCGGAGGCGTCAGCACGCCGCCGAGCTTCGTGAACACGGCGAGCGGCGCGAGCATGAACCCGGCCGGCGCGCCCGTCGCGTCCGCGATCATGGCCGACGCCGTGAACGCGGCCTCTTGCATCTGCGCCTGGCTCGCGGTCGCCCAGTTGATGACGAGCGTCGCGGCCGGCGCCGCGGTCTGCAGCGCCGCGAGGCAGGCGGCGTCGGTGACGACGGCGTAGGCCTCCATGTAGATGCGCTCCAGCGCCGCGAGATAGCTCGGGCTCGATCGGCGGATGAGCTGATAGGCCACATCCGAGCCGCCGGCGTATGTCTTGATCGGCGTCGTGCCCTTCGTGATCGGCACGAGCACGCTCGTGACCTCGGTCTTTTGCGTGGCCTGCTCGCCGACGATCGTGGAGAGCGCCGTGGCGAACACGGGCCACTCCACGGCCATGCCCACGCCGTCGAGCCCTTCGCGGCCCCAGGCCTCGATCGCCGGGCGGCTGCGCGTGAAGATGCCCTTGATGTCCTGGATGACGCCCGGCGTCATGACGCCGGGGCTGCCGCTCGTGATCTGATCGGCCAGGGCGCGCACGAGCACGTCGCGCAGCTCGCCGCGCGTCAGCGCGGCCTGCGCGAGCGCGCCGAGATTGGGCATGTCGCGCAGCTG